AGAAAAATTCCACTATTATTTAAACGTTGGTATGTGCCTCACGATTCTTGTATACAAGAAAACTTATGGACACCAGATAAATAACGGTTTGAAAACTCGAAAGTTTTGTACAAGTTTGTTTAACGGAAAAAACTTATTAAAACGTAGTTTATACTCTTCGGAGTAATTTACATATATATACAAAATTATTTACAAATATACAAATATACACAAATTTAGTTTTTAACCTCTTCTATTGAGGGTTCGATTTTATACTCATCACGAGTTTTTTTGATTTTGTTTTTAAGTTTGACTAATATAAACAGGAGGACAACCTATAAAGAAAGAACATTGAAAATCGTCCATACAACCTCTAGAAACAACTGTTGAAGTTCCAAGATTTGTACAACTAGAAAAAGCAGCGGAAACAGTTGGAAAAATACTATTATTTAAATTTGTAGGTGTAGTAACAGCCCAAACTACTGGAAAAGTAACCGGATAACGACTTTGATAAGGAAAGGCTCCAATAGCAGTTCCCTTTTCTGAACCAGGAACACAAGCCGAAAAAGGATTTCCTTCAGCCGCAGAATTAGTAATAGCTACATTTGTTCCACTATATATAGGAGTAGTAAAATCTAAAGGATTGGTAGCTGAAGCAGGAGAATTATCACCATTATAAAAACCTTGTAAAGAAACAATTCTAATATAATTACTCAAGTCATTTTGAACCATATACCTCATACCGCCTCGAATATAATTATACATAGGAGCAAAAATTGACAAAGCATCACTAGTATAAGGACCATTAGCAGTAGTAGCTCCTCCGGCATTCATAGTAGAACCATAAATAAAATAAGGATAGAACAAAATATTTTTAACAGCATAAGTTAAATTACCAGCTAAAGGTTGTAAAACAACAGTTCTATTTAACAACTGCTTAATTGAGGTAAAATGTTCACCAATACTTCTCAAAGAATGCATAGTATCAACGGTTTGAACATCTGTATTTGCAATTCCTCCAGAATAAACAGCAGCATTATTACTTTGCGGAGTATATATAAAGGCAGGCATACATTTACAATTTTTAGGACATTGATACTCAAAATCAGGACCAGCTGTATAAAAAATTTCTAGATCCACAGATTGTGCACAAGTTTCAGGGCATTTCAAATCATTTAAAATAAAAACATCCAAAGTACCCATACCAGTACCAACATCTAAATAAGGTGAATCTATCATCCATGGTAAAATGAACTCAATCTCACTTTGTTCTCTTATATCTAGAATTTGTCTCAAACTATAAATACTATTTGCTTTGGTTACAACAGCAGAGACAGTAGTAATCGGAGTCCATGTAAACATCAATCTTCCAGAATGGTAAATAGTCTTAATAACACGAATTTTAATTTTAAAACTACCTCTATAAAATTTAAAGAAATTATACATATAATACAAAGGAGAACCTGTTCTATAAGTAGCAACATGACCAGTATCAGTTTGAGTTATACTATTTCCTTGACCCGCATCAGTTCCATAAAAAATACTAGGACCTAAAACTTTAGTATATAACGGTGTATCAGAAGTACCAGTAGAGGATAACCATTGAACGATACCTGCATAAAAGGGAACTTCTAACAAAAACCTTAAGCTCATCTCATCTTCATCAGTAATAGAAAATTCGCTTGACACTTTAAGCATATTATTAGAAATCAAAGCAGTAGGCATAGCAACATCAGGACCATCAGTTGTACATAAATACCTAAATTCCTGATGCGCTACTATAGTTTGAGTTGTATTTATTCTAGGTTTAGACCAGCCAAAAGCAAAAGCCCAAGATGACATCATATTTAAAGCCCACGCAACATCAGTACAAGCAGGAGCTAACCATGGCACTATAGCTCCAAGACCAACTATATCAGCAGCTTGTTTAAGACCTGAAGCTATTGGACCAGAAGGTACTAATTCTTTTTCTTCTCTATCTTTAGAACGTCTTGCCGCATTATTAGATTGAGGTACCATTGGAGCACCAAACTCTAGATCTTCCCAATATCCAAAATAAGATACTTCAACGCCAGTATTACCAGCAAGCCCTGTAGCTAAAGGAGACACAACATCCATAAAAATATGTCCCCAATCATAAGTAGCAGCTTTAATATCATAATAAGGCGTTGGAGCTATATATGGTACTTTGAAAATAGCAGCAGTATCTCTCAAATCAAAATGTAAATTAGGATGCTGAAATTTCTGTACTAAATTTATATTCATTCTTTTTGCAAACTGAGCTTCTAAAGTTAACCTATCAGCGTAATTAGGCAGATAATAAATAAGAGCACTAGCAGCCTGGAATGGATTTGCATTTACTTCAACTCTTAAAACAAAAGTACCTCTTATCAAATTAAAACCTCTTCTTTTGACTTCCCATTGAGTAACCGACGTTAACAAAGCTCCGATCGAAAATGGAGTTATTAATGCTGAACCAGTAGTAGTAGCAGCAGTCCAACTAAATTGACCTAGCAAATAAGGTTTTCCAAGAAAATCTTTAATTGTATCAAAATTTGCATGTATTTTAGATGGTGCTGATTTGCTACATCCTGTAAGTTGAGATGTAACAATAGTCTGAGCCTCAGTAAAACAAGTAGTTTTTGCTTCATCACATATTATTTCCGTTTGTATATCATCATTGGCCAAACGTAAACCAAAATCAAGTTTACCTTTCGAATCGCACTGAATCAAAAGGGTGATATGCTTCTCCTCCATATCACGCAGAGCACTTGGACAATCTGGCCAAGACAGTGTATTGTATAACCGAACAATACTATCTTCAAATTTTTTTGAAATGTAAATTAGTAACTTGAAGACAACATCAACCCCTCAAGAACGGGTTTATTTTGGTTGGGACAACCCTTTTCCCAAGACGCTTTCAATAACTTCTTCTCCAATCAACGCCTTCAATTGGATAGAAGGTGTGTATAGTTCGACGGTTTTACCCACAACATTGTTAAATGCAACTTCCCAAGTCGTAAATCGTGGATAATCACCGAACAACCTAAAACACTCGTTTTTAATTTTACTTACTAGTTTATTGTAAATATCAGGATGATAAGATAATTCTAACAATTGTTTCTCACAATTAAGAATCATTATAACTTTATCTACCTTCCCTTTATTCCACTGCGTCATCTCTAAAACGGAATAGAGACGCAAAGGACAACACATTCTGTCCCTAATAAACAAGAAACCTCTACCTAAAAAAGTACACTTAAAGATATGAGTAAGAGGTTCAATCTCACATCCACTTTTTCCTTTCTGATCATCAGTATAATCCATACCGGTTAACAACTTCACCGCTGATTGAACAGAAAAAAAATTAACTCCAGGAACTCTTGTAAAAGTTACAACATCATCACCTCCATGTTGTGAAACAGTATTTAACGCTATATATTTCAATGGTAAATCCTTAGGTTCTGCATCAAGTATGCCCCTCGGATTATTATTTAGCCCACAAATTATTATATGACAAATTACATAATACATAATAACAATTCCTGCAACAGAGTTAATTATACCAGTTAAAAAATTACCACTAGTATTACCATGTAACCACTTATATATCACAGTAACATCACCATCTTGAAAACAATGTATAGTCTCCAAGAAATCTTCAAATAACAAATCCCGAACTTTATTAGCTTCAGGATCACTGTCACCATAATAAGCACGATATAAATGACGCGTTGCACTAATAAAAATTAATAATAACTTTTTATCATATTTTCGAAAATCACCACAAATACCGTACATATTAATACCTGTTAATAATAAATACAAAATCAACCACTCAGTGTATTGGTTAACTCCTATTGCAATACCATTTCTTAACCTGTTTGTATAAACCCAAGCTGCGAAAAAACCTAAATATCGTTTACAATGCAACAGAAACAAGAAATCAGAAGCACAAAACATCCTATTACCTTCATCTTTCAATTCATCTTTTAAACAACCCATATAAATATTTAACATTCGATGACCCTGTCTTAAAGTTTTATCATTAGATTCTACCATTTCTTCTATCATCAAAGCTAATTTACTATCAAAATCAACGTGATCTATTTCACCATAAATACCACGCTTACCATTTAGCTTAATATTATAATCGCGTAAAATATGTTTTAAAAACCCAACAGAAGTAGACAAATCAACAGATGGAATTCCTTGAAAAGGTAACCCAACAATAACATCTCTTGTTGTTATAACACCTACATCTTTTGGAACAGTAGATCTAGACATTATTGTTGCCGTATTAAAATCAATAATTGTATTTAAAACACGATAATTTAACTCAACATTCAAATTACTTCCATATAGTTCCTTTGCTAAAACAAAAGGATTTATAGTAATACCATTTTCAACACGAATATAATTCTTAGCTGGCATTCTAGTTACTGGATATTCAGGTTTAAAAATACCAAATAAATCTGACCTTTTAATTTTTGTACTATTACTCACTTTAAAAGGCGGCATTGTTCCAATAACTTCATGATACCAAGGAAAATTATTCTTATTATAATGACCAGGAGCAAACACTGCTCGCTTACTATACTCCAACCCTGGATTTAATGTTTCTTGGATTATTGAATGATATTTTCCAACTTCTTCCTCAATTCTATCTTCCGGATCTCTAATGGATGTACGGTCCAACTTATTATCATCAATAACTTTTTCAATTTCATTACGGGACAATGTAGTACCATAACCAAACGGCGTATGACCAGCCATATGGAGATAAAAGTACCAAGGATTTTGAAAAACATTTTGAACACTAATAAATTTCTTAAAACTACTATCATTACACATACAAAAAGCAAAACAATCACCAGGAGAAGTTAACGCATTCAACCTTAAACCTGGATCAGCACTTGTAACTAAAATGGGATGTGGAATTGATTCCTCTGTATCTGGATCTTTAATATCAGGATCAATTACATAGCGTAGAGTACCATTATACGAAACAGTTTCATTTTTCCGATCAATGGTATAATCAAAAGAATCAGTAACATCATCATAACCTCCACTTCTAACTAGAATAACATCTATCTTTGTTTGTGTAGTAATTAAATCAATAATTTCTGAAGTTAAATAAGGAAAATATTCAATAATGTTTGTACATTTTGGTTGACTACTAGGTATAGTAAAGAAACCTATATCTTTCATTTTTAAATCATCATAAAAAACTAAATCTTTAATATTATACAATTCTGTTCTATCAGGAAAACCATAAGGAATAAAACCAAATTCAACTTTAACAACATAGGGAGATTTGGAATAACATCTCGCAATATAAGTAGTATGATAATTAGTTACTCTCAAATGACCACATATTGCTAAACATTTTGAAGGCCAACGAGTATAATTAAAC